TGAGCATCGTCAGTTTCGACCAGTCAGGCGCTTGTCGGGCGGCCTGGGCTTCTTCTGCACGCTTTGCACGACGCTTCCAATCGTATTTCACGATGTTACAGGCTGCCGCCACAGCCTCCGCCCTATCCGCCCGCCCCTTCTCTTTCAGCCATTGCGGGTGCAGTTCTTCCAGGGCGCTGCGTCGGCCTTCGGCGTACCCCTTCTGGCGTTCGTCGGCGGCATGCTCAAGCAGACGCTGCTCCGCGTCTGTCGGCGCCAAATCGCGCGGCAAGAAGTCTTCGACGCTCTGCACGCTCTCTGCTGGAGATACAGCGCGCTCGGCCCAAGCCTTAATCACCGCTTCCGCGAACTTCGTCACCTCTGGTACGTCTTGCTCGCGCAGTGTTTGGCCAGTCGAAGCGTGGTAAATCCCGGCGATGTTCAGTTTCTGCAATTCTTGTGCATCCATTCATGTTCTCCTTGCCCCCGGCTATTGCGGGGTGGTGGTTATTCGTCGGAGCGCAGTGCGTTGCGGAACTCGCGCCCACGGCATTTCGTGCAGTGCCATTCGCTGCGCTTGTAGCCTCGATAGATGATTTCGTCGCCGTAGATGTTGCGTGCGAACTTCCAGACGTGGCGGCAAAGCAGGTATTTGATGAAGTCGATCATTCCTCACGCTCTCCTTTGGATTGGTGGGCGGCGCGCTCGATTTTCTCCACCAGCACCACAGAAGGCTTGATGTATTCCAGCTCGCCAATCCAGTCAGCGTGCGTCATGTTCTTTTCTGCTTGCGCTTCCGCCTCATCCAGATAGCGAACTGGAATTCCCATCGCCTTGAGCATGATTTCAATTTCGCCGAGAAGCGCAGACTTACCGCTTCCCACTGGCCCAGATGCCGTGATGATTACTTCGTTCATAATGTCTCCTCTGGTTCTGGATTCATTGGTCGGCTCGGATTCATAGACCAGCTAACACTGCGGATTCGATACCCCAGGTTGACCCAAACATGCCATCTATGAGTTTCGTATAAGGTGCCTCGGCGAAGCCCTATGCCAATAGCCAACTGGTTGCTCATACCCTTGTAAGTTTGCATCACGCGCCCTCCGACTTCTGCCCATCCTGAGCGATGGAAGGGGCGGCGGCCAATTCGCTGATTACGATCTCTTGCACCATCTTAGTAATGTCCTTGTGGCGCGCCTTGTCGAAAGCGTCGGCGCGGTCGTTGCGCAAGCTGCTTGCCAGCATTCCAAGATAGAACTCGCGCATCGAAACAATTGCGTCGGTGATGCGCTGCAAATTAGGCACCTGCTGCCCCTGCACCTGCTCTGCTAGTGCCGCTGCTTCGGAGAGCAATTCGCGGACTTGCTCGGCGGTGTAGATGTATTCCGGCACGCACTCGATAGCCCGCTCCATGGCGTCTTGCCAGCCATATTCCGCCGCGTCGTAGCGGTCGCGGATGTTGCGATCTTCCACGCCGCAGCCAAGCGCGTTGCTGTTCAACTGCGGCCAGTAGATTTCCAGCGGCTCCGGCAGCGGCAGCGCCCGGATAGCCGCACCCACGCTAGACGGGGATGGCTGGTGGCGTTCAGCTTTGTGTGCCGCAACCAGTTCGGCGGCAGCGTGGCGCGCGTCGCGGTGCCCTTCCTTGTAACGCATCTTCTCCGCAGACGATGACAAGTTAGGATTTGGCTGCTTACAAGGCAGGTTCATGATCGCATTGTGCAGGTCGCCTACCGGCTGTGCTGGAGTAGCGCGGGCGGCTTGCCATGCTTTCCATTGGAGACCACAGAGACGACTGCCGACAGGGTCGGACTGTAAATCAAAGACGTTTTCGACGTACCATGCTTCAAATTGTTCGCGGTCGTTCATGCTTGCTCCTTGCATACGCGCTTTAGCGCTTTCCCAGCGCACATCATTTCACGCTCAAATTTCCCCCGACCTTCTTTCATCCCTTGCCGGAATGCCGCAATGAAGTCTTGAGGCGTTTTCCCTTCAAGCAGGACCATTCCATGCTGGGCAAGGATGTCATCCACTTTGCCGCCATGAAAGAAGATCACTGCCGCCATCTGTTCGTGTTTAGATGCCATTTGCTTGCTCCTTGGCTGCGAGGATGGCGTTAAGTGCAGCGTCAACGATTTCTTCAAGACGGTCGTCGTCGTTCGCTACTACGGAGAAGTCATCAGGCCCCATCGTGCCGTAGCTCCATGCAGACCACACTCGGGTGCAGTCCATAGCTTCGCCCAGCGCAGCGGCAATGGCGTCACGCACCTTGTCGCGCATGTCATCGGTTGGCACCACAGGCTGCGCGGCACGGCGGTTCCATGCTCTTACCGCCTCATTTTTGCCAAGCAAACTGCGCGGGCCTTCAGTGTGGCAGCGTGGGCAGCGTACAAAGTGATGGTAGCCGCCAGCTGTATTCGTGCGTCGGCTGTGTGCATGGAGTGAAACCACCTTGTGCTGGCAAAACGGGCACGGAAGCAGTTCTTTGTTATCGCTCATTTCGATTCACCTTTATTGGGGGTGGACATGGCGCGTTCGCTGTCGCAGTAGAAATCGTCACAGTCATATTCCGTGCCGTCGTCGTCCTTGAACTTCATTACATCATCCATGTGCAGAACGTCCAATTTCCCACAAACGTCAATACGAAGAAGTCCGGTTTGCACTTCGATGTCATAGACAGGCCACCATGTGCCGAGATAGCGCGTGTACAACTGCCCGAGACTATTGATCCAGTCGAAATCGAGAATGTCAGCCATTTCCCTGCTCCTTATTCGCTTGTGCTACGGATGCGGCGGGAGGTGCGGGCAGAGGCATCCAGTGAGTAAGGTTCCACTCGCAGGCGTCAAGGTCATCGTCTTCGAAGTCGCCTTCCATTTCTGCTGTCATCCACATTCCAGCCAGCCAGCGCGCTACGGCAGGCGTATAGCCCTGCATGACGACAAGAATAGAAGTTCCATCCTTCGGCGCAGTCTCAATTGGCTGCCATGCATCCTTCCGCACCTCTGCCAGTTCGCGCTCTTTCTGGAGCAGCTTCGATTTCAACAGGGCCATTTCAGCCGCTGCAATCGCGCGCTCAGTCTTCATTGCCGAGTGGTGCGCTACCCACATGGCGTTTGTGAATGGGTGGTGGCGCAGAGGTTCGGTCAAGCGATCAAGGTTCATGCGGCGCTTGCCGAGTTCGCACTCGGTGCAGTATTCACGCGATTCAATGTCGATGCCGGTTTCCTGGCAATGAGAGCAGCTATAGCGCGACTCGTTTTCAGGATGGTGGTCGAGTTCAGGCATTGCTCTGCTCCTTCGCCAGCTTCATGCGGGCGCGGTAAATCGTGGACTGGTTCAGGCCGTGCTTCTTCGCCAGATCAGCATCGCTCGGCTTCTTATCGGCCGGCGCTCGCTGGTACTGGCGCATTGCCGCTTCTACTGCGGCGCTTGGTTTTCCTGGCATTACGTTTCTCCTTGTGGTGGTCTTCCAGGGGTATGGTTATTGGGAAAGATGCGTGCCCAACAAGCTGCTTTCGAACGGTGGAATATCAAATTCACCATCCATGATCTGGTTCAGTTTCTTTTCGCTCAGGCCGACTACAGCCGCCACAACGCAAAGCTTTCCCTTGCTAGCAGCATCGCGCAGCGCCGCACGGATGTTGGCGTCTTTGATCTCTTTTTCGGAGTTTCGCATTTCTGTTTTCCTTTCGTTGATGCGCCCCGAAGGGCGCGGGGTTGTTAGTTGTAGTCGAATGGGTCGAATGGCAATTCGCCATAGATTATTGCTGCGCGCACCTTTGCTTCTTCCAGATACTCATCGCAATACATGCCTGCTTTGACCCAATCGCTGCCCAGCAAGTCGGAGAAGTTGGGGTACTTAGGCTGCTGGCAATAGCGTTTAAGCATGATTTCCGCGCACTGCATCGCGCTAATCAATTTACCCTCGCTGTCGAACTTTGCCATTTCCTTGCCCTTTCATTCCCGCCGCGCCAATCGCTGCGTCCATGTAAGAACTATAGCGCATGCTTTTGCATGATGCAATAATTATTTGTGCATGTTGCAAAATAAAATAGCCCCACGTGGGGGCTATTCGAAGAGGTCTTGCTGGCGAACGTCGATCTTGACTATCTGATATACAAACCCGCTTTCACAGCTAGGCAAGCCACGTTTCAGCGCCTCACTCTCTGCAAGGTAGCAGACGCTAGTACGCTCCTTATCAAAGCAGCAGCCCTTGCACCTGTCGTCTTCGTCATCGAAGAAGTTTTCGCGCTTCGGCTTGGCTGCAAAGATTATGCGGGCTGGGTCGAGGGGCATGTCTCACCTATTGCACGCTTTACAGACCAGCCGCGTCGAAGCCTTTCTCGTAGTGTGTGGTAATTAATGCCAGACAAGTCAGATAACTGCCTTGCAGTCATCATCTTGCCGTCGAGATCATAAAATCGATTGGCTCTGGTATTGTTTAGTTGTTCTGTAGCGGTTGCCCACCTACAGTTTCCTGGCTCATAGTTCCCATCATTATTGATGCGGTCAAGTGACATGCACGGCGGGCGTTCTCCCATGTCTTCGAGAAAATTCTCAAACTTCAGCCATCTTTGACAAACGCTTATGCCTCGACCAGCATAGTCGGCATATGATTTGTTTTTTGGATTGAGGCATCTTTCAAGCATGGAATCCCAGCTTTTATATGTTCTGCTTAGATGCATGCCATGCTTTTTCCCAATACCATTGGCTAGTAGCTGCTGTTTATAGCAACCGCAAGATCGCGTTTTCCCGGTGCGCAAATGAGACCCCCTGACGAAAGCAGAATTCCCGCATTCGCACAGGCAGGCCCAACGTTTTGAGTCGCTAACGTAATTAAGGACCTTCAGCTTACCAACGACGGCACCAGACAGGTCAATTTTCGGGGTACCCATCACTTCCCCTTAATGCCCATGAATAGCGAAACTTTGCTTTCCACCTCGGCCAAGAAATTCAGCACCTGGGCTTCAAGGCTGTCGATGTACTCTTGATCGCGTACGATGCGCTGGCGGTACAGTTGGAGATGCGCGCCGCCGTTCAGCATGCGAGGATCGTAGGAGCAGAAGTCAACCCATTCCAGATCGAGAATCCACATTTGCCCGTAGACCTGCGCTGCATGATGTTCAGGCATGCCATGCTCCCATGTGGCCAAGTGGATCGCGCTGTTGAAGGGGCATTTGATTTCCACCCCGCCAGCAGGTCCAACGAGGCCATCAGACGACGCGCCCACCCATTTATGAACCTTGTGCTTAGCAAAGCCCACTTCACGCACTAGGGAGCCGGTAGCGCGCTCATAGGCCGCGCGGGCGTATGGCTCAGCATCGGTCCCCCATTGCATGGCGTAGCTACTGGCGCTGATGATGGGTTCGCCAGTGATTTGCTCGACTACCAGCTCCATCATGTAGTCTTCGCGTGCTTTCAGCGGCTTGCCGTCCTTTTTACTGACTGCCAAGATATCGCAGAAACGGGAGGCGGTAGCATGGCCTGCCCTGGCTTTAAGCCAAGAATCTCCGCCCTGGTCTGACATGCGCTCAAGCATTGCTGCCCCCTTTCGCGGCATCGCCGGCCAGCGCGCGCTGTTTCAGCGCCTGCATGCTTGGAACAAGAGCCTGGCGCTGCTCTTCCGTGATGGCTCCCCAAGCGATTTCAAGATCAGCCATGCCGCCATCGGCAACCGTTTCCAGATGGGCCAGGATATCGGCGTGCTCTTCGGTGAATTCGACAGCCGTTGCTTCGGCCAGGTCGGCCGGATTGCGGCGCACTGGGCGCGCATTGGTCGGCGCAGGGTTCACTTCGATGATGCGCTCAGCCTCGTCAAGATCGAAAATGCCCACATAGCCGAATGCCAGGCGTGCGCACTGGATCATGGCTTTGTGGCGCAGCATGCGCTTAGGATGGCTCTGCCAAGGCTTCACGCCGCGCTTGCACTCGCTCATGTACTCCGTGACTTTCACCGGGTGGGCGCGGTCTTTGCGGTACATAATGCAGGTGCAGGACTCTTCATCCTGCTGGAAGTCCATACCATCGAACTGTGGGTGGCTGTTGATGATGCGGGACCAGCCATCCACACCGACAACCGGCACGATGCCGTTGTTCTGGTCAGGGAAAGCGTAGATTTCTTTGGTCCAGGGATTAAGCTTGTACTGGCCTGCCACGATCAGCAGAGCCGACATTTGCGCATCCGACACGTTGCCCTTGAATGCGGTCGCTTTCAGAACTGCGGTCAGATCGTCAGACTCTGGGATGCCGAAGCTTTCGGCCAGTTGGTTGACTTGCTTTACTACGAGAGCGCTGCTCATTTGGTTCCTCTCTGCTGTGACTACGACAGCGTTAGGTTAAGGTGAACGGTTTTACCCATTCAGTTGGAAGCCCTAGCGGCTGGTTGAGCGCTGGGTTTTGGTTAGGCTTGTAGTCGGTGAGACGTAAAGCCTATAAAGAACATGCTATTCGACAACTTAATGCACACACAACCATATCAATTCCTCAACGTATTACTTTTCAGTATTTGACTGGAATCAACAAAATGGCAGATGGCGATTTATTGATGTTTCGTTATAAAGATCAGTCAAATCATTACGAAAATGTCTTATATGAGCCGGCACTTACGCGGCGCAGCTTACGCCCGGCTGTGTGGGGCCTGCCGGGTTACTTCTTTCCTTCGATCTTGGCGATTACTTCGTCGTACATGGCGATTGCTGAGCAGGCTGGGCACTGCACAAGATCGCGGAATGGATCGCCGGTTATTGGCCCCGTCGCATAGCAATCATTTGGCGCGTAGTGGTCGCCGATTGCTCGGCGCGCTTCCTTGAGTGCACCCAGAAGATCAGGTGCAGCAACCATCAAGCGCAGATCCGCCTCGGTAACCGATCTGATCCTGACTTGCGCTACTTCTTGAGCGCCGGCCGCAATCTGCACATAGTCGTTTTTCGCGGAACGCTCAACGCATGGCCAGTAACGCCACGGTCCCGGAGTTGGTTTCGCGCTCATGCCATCACCTTGTACAGATATCCCGCCAAGATCCCCGCAGCCACGATGAGGATGCAGGCGGCTGCGCTTGGGGTGCGGCGGGTGGTTGGGATTCGCTGGATCATGGTCGCCACCCTGCTTTCTTCAGTTCGGCCTCGAGGAAGTAAGCAATCTCAGGGACGATACGGCGCACCAACTCATCACGAGTCAGGTTGCGCACCGCGTGCCGGCTGATAGCGTAGCCGATCGGCATGCCATCGAAGGTTAGGCGGCAGTGCATATCGTGACTCATCGATTCGTGCACCGGATGAACGTCCAAGACAGACATCACCTCATCGCAGAAAGCGGCCGTCGATTCGACTGTCATATTGCTGAAGTTGATAGCCGCACGTTGCGGGACTGGCATGCGGAAATTGGGCATCCGGCTCAGGTCAAGGTTGCGGCTCTCGCGCGGATCTGGGATGTCAGCAGCGATAGCATAGCGCCCAACACGGTCCGTGAACTCGCCAAGCAAATGGCGTAGTTCCGACAAGTCGTCACCCTGCTTGCGCAACAGGACACGGTCCATCGCCATGCCAGTTTCAAGATTTGAGACACGCTCGGCCTTGGCCGCTAACTCTTCGCGCATGCGGCGCTTCTGGTTGCGTCCGAAACGGCGGCTCATGCTGCACCTCGCTTCTGCTGCTGCTCCCACCGCTTGTAAGCCGCCACAGCCTCACGAATGCGGCGCTGCTTCCATTCGTATTCGGCCAGGTCGGCGGATTGTTGGTCTTGGGGTTGCTGGTTCATGCTGCCGCCTTTTCGCGCTGAGCATTGGCGATGCGGTTGGCCAGCTTGCGGGCCATGCGCTCTTGGCGTGCCGACTTCGGTTTAGGCGCCGGCTGGCTGGCTGCGATGCGCTTGGCAAAGGCGCGCTCTGCTGCGCGGCGCTGGGAAGGATGGTACGGCGTGCGCTGGTTCAGCGCATGGCGCACAACTTCGCCGTATGGCTGGAAAACATCGCGGCTGAAGTCTTGGGACTCACGACGGATTTCGCGGCTGGTGCGAGTGCCGCCTTTCAGCAGGAGCTTTTCCAGCGCCATCTTTTCGTGTGCACGCTGTACCGGGGTCTTGCTCTTGAACATGTCGAACATTTCTCTACCTTTCTTGAAGTGGAGCGCTGAATTGCGCTGCCATGTAGAGAACTTTACAGTAAGCGAAAACAACAGTCAAGCGGAATATTTACGCGCCGCGAAAACAACAGTTCACACGACGCGAAATGTATGTGCTATGATTCGATCATCATCAACAGAAGGAGGCCATATGGCAAAGGAGTACCCGAAAGATAATTCAGGTGGGTTGTTCGACTACCTTAAAATAAAGCTGCGTTGCCGCACCGATGGCGAATTGGCTGGAGAAATCGGCACGAAAAACTCAGTCGTCAGCGAGATCCGCCATGGCAAACGCGAGGTAAATGATGCGCTGCTGATTCGTATCTGCAACGTGTCCGGTATTTCATTGAAGAAGGCGCAAGCACTGATCGCACATAAGGAGGATGCGAAATGAGCATCGACAAGCGCAAGACGTGGCTTGCTAGCTTAAAAGCTGGTGATATCGTTGGGCGAAACGGGGGATTTTCTGGAATTCCCGTTCCAGCCAAAGTTGATCGTGTGACAGCTACTCAGGTCATCATTGGGGCCAGTCGCTATGCTAAGAAAGATGGCTACGCTATTGGCAGTTATTCACGGTTTTCACGCCCGCAGATCGTGGAAATAACTGATGCTGTTCGTGCGCAAATTGAACGGCGTGATTTGATCGCCTGGGCCAGTAACCATAACTGGAATTCCTGTAGCACAGAGCAGCTCCGTGCCATGAAGAAGGCGTATGGCGACGCTGCCGAAGACCCAGCAAAGGCTACGCCGTGAGAGCGAAATTCCCCACGCGCACAATCCTCCTGCGCACAGAGCAGCAGCGAGAGCAGGCGCTTGCGCTGTTGAGGCATGTGCCGCTGGATGCTGCAAAGCCGCTGGAGTTGCTTATCCACGAGCAGCCAAAAAAGCGCAGCCTAGATCAGAACTCGTATTACTGGATGCGTTTGGGTGAAGCTGCCGAACAATGCTATCTGGAAGGGCGCGCATATACCTCTGATGTTTGGCATGAATACTGCCGGCGCAATGTGATGCCAGAGGAAATCACGACGAAGGATGGTGAACGCCGTTCCAAGTGGATCGAGGTTCCAGATGGCACGACTACCGTTATCTCAACAACGCAACTTGAGAAGGGCTGCTTCGCTGAATACTGCACGATGATCGAAGCATTCTTTGGCAATCTTGGCTGTCGTTTTTCTGCAAATCCTAACGAAAGGAGCACCCATGCTTGACTCAACCGACATCACCGCATTGCAAGCACTGCCGGCCGACATTCCGCGCACGCTGGTGGCCATCTCGGAAGACCCGCGCGAGTCCGAGCTGCTTGCCCTGTTTCGCACCGCAGACGAACGCGGCAAGCAGTGCCTGGTTGCTATGGCGCGCTGCATGCCTTGCATGAGGGGTGGCTGATGGGTTACAGCTCTGGAGACGTTGTTGGAAAGTGGACACTTCGAGTACGTAAATTTCGAGGGCGTCACCCATCGTGGGAGTGTGAGTGCACATGCGGCTCAATGTTCGATGTTTATGAAACTCACCTCCAGACAGGAAGAAGCAAGGGCTGCAAGCCGTGTGCGACAGTAACTCATGGCATGTCAAAGAGCCCAACCTGGATCAGCTGGCAGGCAATGAAACACAGATGCGATCTTGAGAGCCATCCAAAGTTCAACCTATATGGCGGCCGAGGAATCACATATGCCGACGAGTGGAATAAATTCGAGAAATTCTTAGAGGATATGGGACCAAGGCCAAGGGGAATGACGCTGGACCGGCTGGACTCAAACAAGAACTACTCAAAAGATAACTGCCGGTGGGCCACACAGATAGAACAGAACAATAATCGTTCTTGCAATGCATTAATCGAGCATGATGGGGAAATTTTCACAAAGGCCAATTTGGCCAGGCACTTGGGCATTTCTTATCCTGCGTTATTGGGCAGACTTAAAAATGGTAAGCCGATAGACGCTCCATATAAACAAAGAAAGTCCCCAAGGAAATGAATATGAGAAAAGTGATGCGCAAAAGGAGATGCAAAGTTTGCTCTTCTGAGTTCATGCCAGGCACCTCTTTTCAGAAATGGTGTTCCCCAGACCATGGGGCGATCATTGCCCAGGTGAAGCTTGCCAAGGCCAAGGCATCGCAATCCGCTGCGGCGAAGCGTGCAAAGAAAGCCGAGCGCGCCGGCGACCGGGCCAAGGCAGAATCGCTCAAAACGCTCCCGGAGCTGTTGCGCGAGGCTCAACGTGAGTTCAATCGTTTCGTGCGCTTCCGTGATCGCCTAGCAGGCTTCTCGTGCATTTCTAGCGGTCGCGCGCTTGATTGGTCTGGCAACGCGACGGATGCAGGCCATTACCGCTCAGTCGGCGCGGCTGGTCATCTGCGCTTTAACGAAGACAACGTGCACGCACAGAGCAAGCATGACAACCAGTACAAAGCCGGTAACGTGGTCGAGTATCGCATCAACCTAATCGCCCGCATCGGCCTGGAGCGTGTGGAAGCGTTGGAAAACAACAACGCTGTGCACAAGTGGACGAAAGACGAAGTGCGGGCCATTCGGGACCAATACCGCATCAAAGCCAACCAACTATCAAAGGAGTTGAAATGAGGATCGTCATCGAAGGAAATGTTGGCCCATGCGAAGTGATTGCTGAGCCGTTCAGTATCGAAGGCAGCGAAGAATCGTTCGCGGCTCATCAGACGTTGCCAAGACAAGTTATCGAACTGGAGGCCAAGCCATTTACAGCAACGCATGTAGACACGGGGTTTGCTATTGCTCGCGGAGACACGATTGACGAAGCAATTGCGGCCGCGAAGGAAGTTTGGGCATCGAAAACTCCAGAGCAGATTTCAGCGGCGATTGGTCGGGCTAAACAGGAAGTTTTCTTCCGTGATGTTGACTTGTCTGGAGGGTGAAATGAACCACGACGAAGACGAAGACCTGTGCATGTTCGACCCTGGAAGCTGGGATATCGCCCTGATTTGCCTTCTGCTGGCCATGGTGATCCTGCTAGCAAGTTTGGCTTTTATGGAGGTGGTATGAATCCTGTGATTATTGGCGATGCCACGTTGTATCTTGGCGACTGTGCCGAAATCCTTCCGCAAATTGGAAAGGTTGACGCAGTTATTACCGATCCCCCATATGGGATGAATTTTCAATCGAATTTTCGAACAGAAAAGCATAGGAAGATCGCCAATGATGAGAGTGAAGATGTAGCACAAGCTGCGATTTCATGGGCAATTGAAAATACACTTCATTCTGTATATGCATTTGGTCGGTGGGACAATTTACGTGGATATCCACCTCCAAAAAGCTTGATTACATGGGTGAAAAATAATTGGTCAATGGGTGATCTGCAGCACGAACATGCACGGCAAACAGAGGTTGCTTTTTTCTATGCTGGTAAAGAACATTTCTTTCCTGGCTCACGGCCAACTGATGTAATCATGCATTCCAGAACGGGTAACGAATATCACCCCACTGAAAAGCCTGTTGGTTTAATGGCGGCATTCATAAAATGGACCGATGGCATTATTCTCGATATGTTCATGGGAAGCGGAACAACTGGCGTGGCAGCTATCCAGCTTGGCCGCAAGTTCATCGGTATCGAACGCGACGAGCGCTACTTCGAAATCGCCTGCAAACGCATCGAACGAGCTGTAGCCCAAGGCCAGCTTTTCGCGCCTGAACCCATCAAACAAGTACAGGAGTCCTTACTATGATGCACTCATACGAAAACCGCACCTGGCGCACCGAGCGCCGCGCACGCTGGCCCCGCATTCTCGGCTGGATCTTGGCCGTAACACCCTTCTTCGCGCTGATGGCAATGGCGCTGTGGGGCGACTGGCTCATTAAACTTGCAAAGGAGTATCAATCATGATTTTCAAATACGGATGCGCTGCCATTGGGGCAGCAATTGCAACTGACGCTGTTGGCCTTCATGGTCTTGCCAATGCTGTCGGGACTCTTGGCTGCGTGCTGATCGTCGCCTCTATGGTCCTGCTGGTCGGCAAGTTCATGCCTTAACGCAAAAAGTTCTTGCGTGGATATGGAGATTCCGCAATAATTTCGGTGTCGCCGCGCAATGCGGCACGCCTAAGCACCGTTTGAATCCTGGCCGAGGAAGACGGATTACTGCAAACATAAGGGCGTGTAGGGAAAAGGGTGGAGTAAGTCACTAGACACTTCCCCCGACCTTATGCGGGGTCCGGCCAGGACCCTTTTCCCTACACGCTGGAAAGAAGATGAATTACTACTCCCATCACATCGGGGATTTCAACAGCGGCACGAAGAATTTCACACGTCTTGAACGCTGGATCTATCGTGACATGCTGGAGCTGTATTACGACAGCGAGAAGCCCCTGCCTGGTGATTTCGATATCCTTTGCGATGAACTTGGCATCAGCGGAAGCGAAGAGCAGGCCGCCGTATCCCGGATCCTTCGCCGCAAATTTGATTTGGTGGATGGCGAATATCAGCACCTTCGTTGCGAGGCCGAGATTTGTGCGTACCAACGTGCAGCTGAAGAAACCCAGCCGGTTATTTTAGCTAACCCAACCCTAACCGGATTGAAAGCTAACCAAGAACCAATAACCAAGAACCAAGAACCAAAAGAGAAAGTCAAAACCACTGTCGAGCCTAGCGGCCCGACCGCCCGAGTTTTTCAGCATTGGCAGACGGTTATGGACAAACCTCGCGCCCAGTTGGATGCCAAGCGCTCCAAGGCAATTGCTGGACGCCTCAAGGATGGCTACACGCCTGAGCAACTTTGCCGTGCGATTGATGGCTGCCGACAGGATTCGTTCAGCATGGGCCAGAACGACCGAAATACGCCATACAACGATATTGAGCTGATTTGCCGTGATGGCTCAAAGGTTGACCGCTTCATAGCCATTGCGGATCGCGGGGGCGCCGGATCTACAAGCAATCTGCATGTTAGCCATCTTGACCACAGCAGCTCCAGGCGCGCCATGGAGGAAAGCATGAGAAAGCATGGCATCACTGAAATTCCAGAAGGGGAGATTGAATTTTGAGCGACGACAATATGAAGCAAGCGCTTTCTTTCTTGAAAGCAGGGAACTTGAAGCCAGAAAAGGGTTTTTGCCAAGTTCATTGGGAAGACGAGCCGAAGGAATGCTACGTCTATCTGCATAACGGTGAAAAGCATTGCAGTAGGTGCTACACCAAAGCGCTGAATAAGCGTAGCCACGACGAATGGCTGCAATTCAGGAAGGCGGATCTGCATTATGCGGCGCACCTGCCTAAGCGTTATGAGGGCCAGCGGTTCATGGCGACTACTGACGACCAAAAAGCCGTACGCATGACGGTCAAGGCATTTGTGGACGCAGTCGGCCAGAAAGACGGCTGGTGTGCGCTGATTCTTTACGGCGGCGTCGGTACCGGTAAAACGCTGATGGCCTCTGAACTGGCTGAGGCAGTGATTGATAAGTTCGACTTGTCTGTCCGGTACTGCACTGCCAAGCAGATGATTGCTGAGATTCAAGCATCGTACAGCACCGAGGGCGAGTCAGAGGAAGGCGAGATTCTGCGGTTCGTTCAGTACGGCCTGCTGATTCTGGATGAGATTGACATCAAATCCGACAGTAAGAACGCGGCTCTTCTTCTGCAAGAAGTCATCAACCGCCGCTATAACGAAGAAAAACCGGTGGTCGTCATCACCAACCAGACTTTCGACAATCTGTCTCAGTATGTTGGCGACAGGATCGATTCCAGGCTGCATGAAAACGCTTTTGTGGCGGCGTTCACATGGGAAGACTTCCGTAAGAATCAGAGCAGCAATTGAAGTAACAACACAAGGAGAAATAATGCAACCACTCATCACCTACATGCAGCAACTGGACTCGGGCCAGATCTTTGGCGCGGCTGCTTTCCTGAGCCTTGTTGGCTTAGCCTTTTGGATGGCATACGAGGTCATCCGTGGCGGCGTGCAGCTCTACGCCGACCTGGCCGGGCAGCGGGCGAAGGAGCGCAAATGAAAGCCTACCTTGGGTTCATGATATTTGGGTTCCCGCCATCAATTCTTGGCTACATCACGTGGTATGTGATTGAAGGATGGAAATTCGGCAAGAAGATGGCGCAAAAGCATACCGATGAAGCAGTGGCTAAATTGGCGAAGGAGCGCGAATGATTCGGCCAGCGCTCGCAGCAATTGCCGGGGTTGCGCTCGGGTACCTGATCCAGGTTTTCTATTTCGTGTCGTTCAACATCGCAGATTGGAGCCAAGAAGGCCGATCTTTTGCGCTGCTGGTTATGTTTTGCTTGGGCTGTATAGCTGGGTCATGGACATTTCTTTTCGTCAAGGAGCGCGACAATGGCTGAGCGCAGCTACCAAGGCGCCGGCATCGGCGTCACCCGCATGAACCGGATTCTCGACCTGTTGCTATTCCGGTCTATGACGATCACCGAAATAACGCTCGACCTCGACATCTGCGACCGGGCGGCGCGGAACTACCTAGACAAGCTGCGCAATCTGGGCAAGATCACGATGGCGCGCGGTGCCGGCGACCAGCGGTTCAAGTTCTACAGTCTGGTGCCAGGCGTGATGCCGTTGCCAGTTCCCACGCTCAAGCGCCCACGTAGCAGGCCGCTGGTGGCCGTGAAAAAGAAAACTGGACCGAAGCCACGGCCGCGCGGAGATAAAGCCGCTGATGGGCTGCAAAGAGTTCTGAGAGGGCAGGCGGTGCAGGTTGGATTGGCCAGAGACCCGCTTATCGCTGCGTTATTTGGAGGTGCGCAATGCTGAACGAGGTACGACGCAAGCCGGAGAAGCCGCGCATCAGGATCACGGAGCATCACGGCCAGTTCTACTGCTCTAGCGACGAAATCGTCCATGTGGGCAAGGGATTCAACCAGAAGGATGCCTACCAGAGCTGGCTACGAGTCTGGCGGCACTATGCAAACGACACCAATTTCGCGCTCTGCGCTTAACCAACCCCGCCCAATAGGGCATAAACTGAAGGAGCAGTAAAATGGAAAACACCATCAAATCCAAGGAAGTGCAGGAATCCCACGAGCTGATGAAGAAGCACATGGAGAACCGCGCAGAAAAGCGCCGGCTGCTGGCTGAAAATCCGGCGCCAGAAGAGGGCGGCGAGCAGCAAGAGCATGTGATGCACCATCCAGTTTAAGACCATTATCGCAATCACCAAAAGGAGTAGACATGTACGAACCAGCAAAATCCAGCTACCAAGGCGATAGCTATCAAGGCGCA